GCTCAGCGAATGGCCGGGCACCGCGAACAGGATGGCCACCGCCACCAGCGGCAGGCCCAGGACGATCAGCACCAGGCGAACCGCCAGCAGGGCCAGCCACTGCAACGCCGCCAGCACAAAGTCGAAGCCACCCACCCGGGCGGCGCTTGCTTGAATCATGTTCACCTCAGAAACAGGAAAGCCCCCAGGGCGGGGGCTTTCGGCGGGCACAAAAAAACCGCTTTCGCGGCTTCGGTCTTTCGCTCTTTAGCGGTTTCGCTACACCTCGGCGGGCAGCGGATAGCGCGCCTTGATCTCGGCGACCTTGTCGCGCCATGCCTGTTCGGCCTCGGCGGTCTGGTCGTACTGCCATTCCATATAAAGCGGGTCGGATTCGAGCGCGTAGGCGGCCTTACGCTGAGCGTGCGCATCGGCCTGGCGCTGAGCCTCTACAGCGGCCTCGATATCGGCATCGGTCAGACCCATGGCGACATAGGTGCCCGGGCTGGTCGAATCAACCTGGCTGTAAATCGTATTGCCCTTGCGAATATCAACAAGCATAAATACCAGCTCCTATTAAGTGCCAGCAACGATATGTGCGGCCAAGTCAATCGGACAACTCACGTTAGTAACTCGCCCAGCCGAGTCGCGGAACACGCCGGAAACCAGCTCAATATATTTAACATCAGTCAACGTCATGGACGCCCAATGAAACCTAACCGGCGAGTAAACTTCATTCCGTACCAGTGGCGGCCGAGTCAGAGAACCCGTAACCGCCGAGACCGCGCGCTCAATAGTCGTATTGTAAAACGACAAATCGAACAGCGACCCGCCAGATGGGATAGTCAACAGAGGCGCGATCCTCAAAATCACCTTGCACGAAAACAGGAATACATAGGCGTTTGCGTTGTCGCTGCGCCCGAAGAATCCGGCCCAAGACGACGCCGTTGTAGCCCCCGGCAGAAACTCGCCCGTGTCAATCGTACATTCGCGGAAAGTGAAGCGACTGTTATACACCCGAAAACCGACGCCATAGGTCTGCGTTGCTTCGTACGCAGCAGGCTCGCTTGTGATAATTGGATTAGCGGTGCCGCCCCACTTAATGAACGTAATGTTCTTGCCATACACATAAATAGCCGAAACTTTGTGTGTTTGGTCGCCCGCAATGTAAATAGTCAGGTTTGCGCCAGAAGGAACCACAGCGATTGCCGACTCAATCGTCTTTTTGGGAAAAGACCCAGAGGTCCCGGGATTGGCATCATTGCCGGTCGCAGAGTTCACATAAAGCGTTTTAGACAATGCTCCGATCAGATTCGACTGAAAAGAATTAACAAAGTCGTCATTCTTTTGGTCAATTTCCGACATCTTTCCATTGACCGCGCCGGTCAAGTTATTGGCGGCCTCGACAAGCGCCGCGATTTGAGTTTCAAGGCTCACTGTTCAAGCTCCTATATTGCGTTGATCTGATTGGCGCCGTTGTTGAATGCAGCAGCCAAGCGGGTTAAACCGTCGGCGACCTCGGCTTCCAGCGAAGCCAGGCCGGCGCCCGTGGCGAAGTGCGACGGCAGGTTGCCTCCCAGCTTGGCCGAGTCCGCCGCCTGGGCGGTCTTCAGCAGGAAAGCGCCGTCGACCTGGGCGATGGTGTAGGTCGTCGCCTTGTCGGCCTTGGCGGCCAGCGCCGTGGTCATGCTGGCCGCGAAGTCCGGGTCGTTGTTCAGCGCCGCCGCCAGCTCGACCAGCGTATCCAGCGCCGCCGGCGACGCCCCGATCACCGCTTGAATGCGGGCGTCGATCTGCGCCGGGGTCAGGGTGTCGAGCTTGTCGGCCTTATCCGCCAGCGCCGGCACCGTCACCTGTAAGGTGAAATTGCCAGAGCCATCGAACGCGCCTTCGGCCTGGGCGTCGCCAAGCAACGTAATCAGCCGGGCAATTTTCAAGCGCGAGGCGGTGGCCGCATTCGCGCCCAGGGTGCGCAACGGGTCGTCGAGGTCGGTGCGGGTGTATATCTCGGCCTTGTCGGCCTTGTTGCGCAGCTTGCCGTCAATCACCCCCATCAGGCCGTTGACGGCCGTCAGCAGGCTTTCCAGGGTCGCGGTAACCGCCCCCATCATGTACCCCCTTGGGCGCTGATCGCGCCGGCGTGATAGTCAAAGGCGCCCTTGAGTTGCTGTATCAGCTCGGTCAGCACCTGGGCCGATTCGGCGGCCAGGTCGGTCGCTTGCAGCGCAGCCTGTTCAGCGGCGGCAGCGCGCGCCAAGACGTTCTCGGCCACCGTGCCGACAGGCCCTTGCACACCCATGGCAATGACGAAGAAATGCGGCTCGGGCTGAATCGAGACGGCGGCCAGGCGTTCGCCCTGGGTCAGCCTGGCCACTTGCAGAACGGGCCGCGCCAGGGTCACCGACTGCGTTTGACTAATCACGAATCACCCCCCGCTTGATCACCAGAAAGCCCGCCGGCAGAACCGGGTAGGCATCCCCGGACGGGAAGTAAACGCGCAGCTCATAGACCGCTTGGCCGATGGCGCGCGGCAACAGCTCCCGCGTCACCTCCGGGCCGAGCGAAACCTTGATCAGCCCGTCAGCGCCGGCCGGTATCTCGATGCCGCGCCCTTCGGTCTGCGCGTCGATCAACAGTTCGTCGGTTTTGGCGTCGCGCACTTGAAAGCGCGCCGTGCATCCGGTGATGTCGATAGGGGCCAGGGTGTCGCCGCTCTTCTGCTGCCAGGTCACGGCAAACCCGAAGGTCGTGCCGGCGGTCAGCTCCAAGTCACTCGCAGCCATGCCCCCCCCTTAACCCTTTTCCAGTTCCATGACGCGGAACAACAGGTCGACCTGCCGCGCCATGTTGTCGACGATGGCCGCCGACTGCGCGGCGAACTGCTCGCCCCAGGCGGCCAGCGACAGATTCGCGCCGGTTCCCACCACCGTCACCGAACCGGCCGGCAACGCGTCCAGCACCAAATCGAAGGCCAACAGCAGCGGCACAAGCGCGGACTTGTAGGCCAGGGCGCCGGTCGACGACCACACCGCGAACAGGGTGCCGTCCTCCAGAAAGAAGCCCACTTCCTTGACCCAGAATTCGCTGCTGTCATCCGCCAGGGCGGTGACGTGAATTTGTGTGTCGCTGACCCGCTGGCCGTCGGCGATCTGGTAGCGCTTCTTTTCCGCCTGAAGGCTGATCTGTCCCTTGCTCGGGCTGTAGCCGTTGGAACCCAGCGCGATATGCGTAACCTTCGCCGCGACCCCCGTGTTTTCGGCGTTCCACACGGCCTGTAGGCCCTTGGTCGTAATTACCGGAATAAGCGCCGTCACTCTTGCACCTCCATAGACACACGGACGACAGCGACCCCAGCACAGGCGCAGCCCATCAGGACGGCCGCCGGACGCGGGGCCGCGTCGATGAATAATTCGCCGCTGCGCCGGGTCAGCGCGACGGATTCCAGAACCGGCACCGCCGCCAGGCTGGCAACAGCCGCAAGCGGCTCTTGCGTGGCCACCGCGTCACGCCGCGCCACGGCGCCCAGGCCGGTGATGGCCGACGCCATGCGCAAGCTGTTCGGCCCGAACTTGGCGCCCACCTTGAAGGTGAAGTGCGACCGCGTGTTCTTGGCGTTATGCACCGCCGCCAGTAGCTGGCTATAAAGCTCGTCGTTGAGCATGGCCGCCTGGCCGGGCGTGATGTTCTCGTTTGCCCACGCGATCATGCTGAAGGTGCCGCGCTGCTCGACTGGCACGGCTTCGAACCACTCGACCAGCTCGACCTCGACGCCCAGGGCCTGAAGCGCCTGCACCACCGCCGGGCGCGTGCCCTTGATGCGGTGCAGCCCCAGGCTACCCGCGACCACCCGGCGCTTGACCAGCTCGGGCCAGTCGCTGCGCCACTGATCCACCGACACGGCCCAGGCCAGGTACGGCAGCACGTCGAGCGGGCATTCCCACGGATTCCACAGCACCGCGATAGGGATTTCGACCTGCTCAATGCGCGACAGCGCGGCGTCTAAATCCCGCTCAAGGTCGGCCAGGTTGGCCGGCAAAATGCTGGCGGTCATACATAACCCCCGACGGTGACCGCCAGAGCCTCACAGTAAGGCGCCTGGCTGGCCGTACACAGCACGTCTACCCAGCCGACAAGCTGCACCTCTTCGACGCCCTCGACGCTCAGGGCGGCGTGCAAGGCCGACTCGACCACGCGGGCCTTTAGGCGGTGCTGCTTGTCCAGATAAGCCCGCGCCGACGCCTCGGCGGCCTGGCGGGCCAGCTCGGGGTCGGGGCCTTGCTTCAGGTACAGGGCCGCCGTGACGCTGTAGCGGATCACCTCGGCCGGCAGCACGCGCAGCAGGTCGGTCAGCGGGCGCCGCGGCTGCATGTAGCTGTCGACGGTGGCCAGCAGCTCGGCCGACGGCGTGCCGTCGCCCTGGGCGCTCAAGATGGTTAGCTCGACCTCGACGGGCGCCGGGCTGAATACCGAGGCGCCCTTAACGTCCGGATGGGCGCTCTTCGCGCCGAACTCATAGGCCCCATCAGGGCCAGCCACCGACAGCCCTTCGGGCGAGTCCTGCAAGCGCGCCCGATAGTCGTCGTCGCCCTCGCCGTCCAGGCGCGTAACGGGCGAGCCGTCCGGGTGCTGGTAGTAGGTAACCCCCAGGTGATCGAGTTGCGGCCCAACAGCGAACGCCAGCAGCAGGCCGCGCGCCTGCTCGTTGGCATCCTGCCGCACCAGCAATTCACGATAGGCACAGGCCAGGGCCACCCGGAACGCCGGGTCGGCCGGGCTGGCGTTCTCCAGGCCGGCGGCGGTGGCCACCGCCTGCACTATCTCTTCGTGGGTTAGCTGCTTGATCACCGTTAGCGGCGGCAGCAGCGCCAGGTTAATTCCGTCCATATGCGATCCCCTCCAGTTCCACGGCCAGCGGCTGGCCGTCGATCAGCAACAGGCCGCTTATGTAAATCTCGACTTGCCCCGGCGCCGGCTGGTCGACGCGCATGGTCGACAGCCTGAAGTCATCCAGGCCGTTGGCCTTGTTGTTGATGGCTTCAGCCAGGCGGACATAGGTGTCCATGTAGAAGCTGCTGTCGACGTTGCGGTCGAGCATTTCGAACAGCCGCGAACCGAACTCCCGACGCCCAACCAGCGCCCCGATGGGCGTGGCGATCACGTCGCTAAGCCGTTGCCACAGATAGGGCACGCCACTGATCAGGCGCCCCGTGTTCCTGTCAGTGCCTTGTTTCATGCTGTTCTCTACTGCTGCGGATCAGGTGGCGGACTAGAGCCGTGCTGGTGGCCGTTGTAGATCGCGCGGTCTTCGCTCATCTTGCGCACCGCGTCGCCGATTTCGGCGTCGCCCTTGATGTCGCCCGTGACGCGTAACGTGCCGACGATTTCCGTGTCGGCGGTGATCTTCACGCCGCCCGGGGCGACCACCTCGGCGCGGCCGCCGGCGGGCAGGTCAAGGCGGTGCATATGGGTCTTGCGGTTGTAGGAAGTCGACCCGCCGTCGCCGTACTGGATCAGGAACAAGTCGGGGTCGCTCGATGGCGCGGCGAAGTCCTTGTGATAGCTGCCCGGCAGTATCTCGCCCAGGGCCAGGTCGCCCTCGCTGATCACCGTCACCCCCTCGCCCACCTCGGGCGCCCACCAGACAATCGCCTTGCCGGTGCGCAGCGGCTTCCATTGCAGCCAGCCGGTCGTCATGCCCGGCCCGTACTCGACCCGCGCGACGTGCTTGTCTGGGTCGACCTCGACAATCTTGCCGCGCACGACCATTTGCGCGACGCGCCGTTCCAGCTCTTCCAGGCGCTGCATCACGTCCATTACGTCACCTGCTTGTAATCGCCCTCATGGCCGGGGCCGATGTTCGGGAACTCGCCGACGAACACTTCGGCGGCGGGGCCGTCCTCGGGCAGCTCCCAGACTGCGCCCAGGTGGGCGGTTTGCTTCCAGTTCACGATCCAGCTTTCGAAACCCTTGTCGCCCGGCTTGAACATGCCCGGGAACGCCTCAAGTTCGGCGGCGCGCTCGACGGCATCGCCCAGGCCGAAGCGGTTGCCGTCGAATAGGCAAAGCACCTGGGTCGCAAAATTGCGCACCTCGCGCTGTACCTTGTCGGTGGCCACGCTCAGCACGCAATGCGCCGACCAGTGCAGCTCTACCGGCGTGCGGCCGCCGCTGACACGCCCGGCCGGGCGAATCTCG